GACCTGGGTACCCCCGAAGGGGGTAATCATGATCCGTGTCGATAACACACGGTCTCATATTTTTTTACCAAAGTATGACTAACAGGACATTAGATACATACATTAGTATACCATAGTCCACTTTAGTAGTACCACTACACTATATACTAACTATATACTAAACCATCTAGGTTGTACTTCAGTAAACTTATTTACACTCATGGCATTCTGCATAAATATCTCAAGTTCCTTATCTAGTAACCCATCTTTCCTTGTCTTCATCTCTCGATCTACATCAGCAGACATTTGTTCTACCCAGTATGCTACTGCCATAGACAATACATCCAGTCTGTCGTCATGTACTAAAGCCCCACGTTCTTTAGTTACTCTAGTCATCTGGTAAGCTAACATGTACTTAGGTTGCTTTTCAGGCGGGTAGTGTTGTACTGAACTATAGTCTTTCTCAAGTGCTTTCCTGTCTATCACCAGCTTATGCTGATTCATCACAGGTTCTAAGACATCAATAATTCTTTTTTCTTTCTGGATGTTATGTCTAACTTCTTCTATCGTCACAGGGTGGACCTTTGTCAACACAGGTTTAAGCAACTCAGTAAACATGCCATCACCAAAGTTAGACTCCACAAGTACATAGTTAACCTTATGCTGCTTTGCAATCATGCTTATGGTCTTCAGTACACGTTCTCCATAACCACCCTCTATACCACCAAAGTCTACAACATAAAGATACCCATTTAACATCTTAACTACAGCATAAGCTGTTTCGTCTTGCCCACGACCACTAGGGTCAATTGCTAACAGTGACCCTGTGTAATCAATGTACTCCCCAACAGTATCCAAAGGTTTATAATAAAAGTCACCAGGAAGTCCAACATTAGGAATGTCAACAATCTTATCTTTATCTCTTCCCCAAATAATCTTCTCTGGTCCCTTATCACTATCTACATCCATTACAATCAAGTCCTCAAGTTTAAGTGGGTATCTATTAGCATCACTTAAACTCGTATCTAACATAAACTGTAGGCTGAACCCTGATCTACCATAGGATAACTCACGTTCCAATAAATCATGGTCATTAAAACGTCTAGGGTCTGTAGGTTGACCTGTAATGGTAGGATCAGAGTCTACCTGTCTAACTAACGTATCCGCCAGTCTACCATTGTACTTAATAGTATCCTCTGGGTATCTAGCGGGCCATATTTTAACTTTGTACCCACGTTCAGGTAATACTTCATACAAACTCATTTCAGTCTGTGGTGTACCTAGATACACAACACGCCCATCAGGTTTCAAGACAGCATCAAACTCTTTAACAGCTTCTGCAATCTTATCCCTCATAGTTTGTGTCATGGAGTTATTAGGTATCTCTATGTCATCCGCAATAATCAAATCCGCACGGCTACCAGCCAATTGACCAGTAATACCAGCAGATTTCACAGAGGGACTGTGAGATGCTTTGGCAGGACCAACGTCAAAACTAATTTTTGATTGACGCTGGTTGTCTCTAGGAATGAGGTGTTGAAGCAGAGGCATTTCCTGTATAAGCCGCATGGTAAAGGTGCTGAAGTCATCTGCTCTTATCTTACTTGCAGATACCACCAGTATTTTAACTTCAGGATTAAGATATAATTGGTGACATGCGTAAGCAGAGGTAATGTAAGATTTCCCTGCCCCACGAAATGCCTCTATAACAATACGTTTTTCATCTGACTGTAGATATTTAGCCATATCATACTGTACTGGAGTAGGCTCTGGAAGGTTTAAATGGGACCATACGACAAAAAGAAAGTTGCGGAAGTCCTTTAGGGTCTCTTCTATCATTTTCGTTGCTCTACGTCCGTTGTATGATTAATTATATATTTAATTCTTTCCTACTGGAAACCCCAAGTTCATTAACACAAATACCAGCTAACCTACTATATTCTTCCTGCATGGGTTTCCCAGATTTCTTTTGTATCTCATCGTAGGTATATAGTTCTCTAGTTTTATCCAAGATACAATCACACATCATACCATTAATCTGTGGTGACCGAGGATTTGTCATATTAGCCCCTTGGTAACATCCCATCCAGAGTGTTCTAATCTGCTGTGTAGTGAATGAACCCTTGGTTTTAATACCCCAAGTAGCACTAGGTAATAATAATGCTATTACGAGGGCTGTATGAATTAATATATATCTTATCATAGTTACTCCTTTTAGGAGGTTTATTTGGTTTAGGTTTATTATTGTATTCCATATTAATATCTTGATATAAATTTAGCTATTGGTTGAATAAAAGGTAGCAGAGTTACTGCCATTAGTGTATTTACACCTGTGTGTACAAGTGCTATATGTTTTGTTGTACCTGTGGGGATTCCATCGGATACCATGAGTCCTGCAAGCCAGATGGTACCTGTGGTACCTATGTTAGCACCTAGTACAGCCGCTATAGCAGAGGGTAGTGGTAAGGCACCACTGGCAACCAAACCTACGATAGCAGTAGTGCTAAGAGAACTAGATTGCCAAAGCAATGTACATACAATACCACCAAGGAACATCCAATAAGGATTACCCATGAAATACTGGAGGTGTTCAATGTTACCCATTGATTTCATTCCTCCAGCAAACATCTTTAACCCTACATAGAATATTACAAGACCTAGTAACGTAACTATAATAGGGTTTCCAAAATCAAATGATTTCAATTATTCTCTTACGTTTTCCTTCAGGTACCACTTTTTCCATTGAGATAGTGAGCATCCCATGTTCAAGTACAGCACTTGCCACCACAACATCATCTGCTAAAGTCCATTGACGAGTAAATTTACGTTTTGCAATACCTCTGTGTACTATAGTGTCCTCTTCTTCTTCCTTAAAGGAATCTGTTGTCTTGACAGTTAGTACGTTATCAGCATACTCTACTTCAATGTCTTCCTTTGAGAAGCCAGCGATAGCAAGAGTAACATCATAATTAAATTCATCTTTTTTGGTTATATTGCAAGGTGGGAAATTAGAGTGAAAGGAATCTGAAAAGAAATCAGATTGTATTGTGTTGAGGATAGAGTCAAACCCAACTCCAAATTTTGTAATCCTGAAGGGATCTAGTGTTGCTAAATGTGTAACCATATATTCTCCTTTTTAAGCAAGTTTTAACTCAATGAAACATTAGTCTCCATGAGTTGTTGTTTAGATGGAAATGGCATAGAGTTTACTAGGTTCCCTAAAGGCGAACCTTCTGCTGGTAAACCTTCGATACCATTGTCCTTGAGGAACTTTATGGAGTTCGCTATGTCAGCAGGGAGTGCTTCACCACTTCTAATCCTGCGAAGTAGCTCAAGTGCTACCGAACCATGCAGTTCCTCTAGTACCTCTTTTTTAGCTTTCATTTATTTGCAGCCTTTAGTCTTTCTTTTCTATCTCTAATAGTCTGTTGCACTTTTTTCCAACCTGGGTCATTTCTAGTTAGGTCATTTTTAATAGCTTTTTTGCTATGAGGCTTACTTGTCCAGTTAGTGGGATTTTTGTTAGGTTTGAGGTCTGGGTTATCTTTAAAAAACTTATTCATTATTTTATGACCAGTTTTCCCAGACATTCCTCTAGGTCCACCAGCAAAGCCAAAGCCTTCAATTATATCACCTGTGTTTGTCTTAGGTGTCTTCTTGTAGTTTTTCTTAGCCATTAGGTAAGTCCCTCTTGATAGACAGTTTTCCCATCATTTTTCACTGCACGTAACACACGTTTCCTATTTTCTTCTTTGTTATAGGACACATGGACCCAACCAGAAGCAGGATCTGAAGGTGTGTAGAACTCAAGTATCAACTGGTCAAACTCAAGATTATCCTTAACCCACTCAGCTAACTCCATGTTACTGATAGCAGGACACTCGATGTCTGCCGCCATACCTTGGACATGCTGTGAGTTATCTCCACTACCAATCTTTCGGTTAAGTTCAAGTACCCTTAATCCAGAGTTGACATCTACACGCCCATGAGCATCTCGTACCTTTTGTAGTACGCAATTGGTGAGTACAGCTAGGTTAATGAGTTGCTCTTGGTCTGGGGTGTTGTTAATGTTATGTCTAACTGCTGTGGTAGACTTGGTAAGCTCTTTAAGACTAAAGTTTTTACTTAGTTTCATCCAAGAAATTCCTTAAATGATTTAAACTGGTTGTCAGGCATCATATCTACAACATCATCTAACATTTTCTTCTGGTCTTCATCCAGGTTTCTTTCAATTGCGTCAGCAACATGTTCTTTAGCTAACGACTGGGCTTGATCCAATACTAATGACTGGACTACATTAAGGAGTAACGCTGGTAGCATCTTCTTCTTCTTTCGGTTTAGTGGGTTCAGGGTTGTGTTCCGGCTCATCGTGTGCTACTTCAAACCAATGCTTCCCCAACATACCTATAATTGGTAAGAAAGCACCGAAGGCTAAATTAATAAGGTCTTTACTAGACTGTGCTAGTTCGTCTGGTTTGTTCACCATAGTAAACACTAGCCAGCCAAAGAGACCGAAGGCAAGTAGACTAATAAGAAACCTTGCCCAAAACCTTAGTTTCATAAGTTGTATATGTGGGTCATCCTTGGGTTTCCCACCATTCTTTACAGTTGTTTTCTCTGTTACTGTTTCCATCTATTTCTTACTCATTATTTCTTTGATTGCTAATGTATTAGCTTCAAGTG